CAACCAATTGTTTAGCCAACGAGTAGGTGTAATAGGAGGCAATGGTCCTGCTGGGTCTTTCATTGAACCCATTGTATTAGGTGAGGTGTATGTTTGAGACTGATCCTGGGCGTAAACTCTACGCTCGCAATATAGTAGCTCTCTTTGACTACCCATTTTACCCTTATTTTGGTTCATACCTAGTGGTCTAAATCCTGCTTTGAAAACTTCGAGTAAATCTAATGCGGAATTTAGTCTCCCGTCATTACAATCAACATCTGCGTTTGTTACGATAATAGTCTCGACAATGTTTCTACCAGGTGCGACGTTATAACAAGTTAAAATTTCAGGAGTTTCTTTCATTCTTTGAATTCCAATCATAGCGTCGGCTAAACACTCACCCTCTTGAAGTAGGTCTCGAAGATCGTGAAAGTCGTAAGTTAGGCATTTGCCTGCAAGTACGCTAGGTGCTCCTGCTGCATCATTGTAAATTGCATCGTCATGACTGTTTATCCCATACCGTGTAGCTGTATTTTGGAATGCAATAGTTGGAGGTGCTGGAGCTGTATAAAATCCAGCAGGTATAATACCAGAGTCAAAAGATAGAGACCCAAAAGTTGAACTGAATAATTTTCTAGGCATGATATCACTTCTTCATAGTTCGCTTGTGTTTTCGCCAAGCCATTCCTATCTTTTTGGTTACTGAAGGCATATGCAATTTGCGGTTTTTGCCTCGCCCCTGGTAAATGCCTCTTACTGCATTCTTGTTTCGCTTGACATGTCGATGTACTCGACTGACATAATCCGTATAGGATTCACGGCGCTTAGGAGTTGGCAAAGGCACAAAAAGCACCTCAGAGGTTAGCAGATCGTGTCAATGCAAGACTCATGTAATCGGCAGCAGTTAGTTTGCTGATAACGCCAGTTACTCGAACGTATAGGTCAACGTCGTTAGTTCCACTCATTCTGTCAGCTCGAATCGATAGTAATCCACCAGGAATGTAACGAATCTCTGCTACGTCGCCTAGTGAAAGGGATTCAGACACCATTGCTGTCGTAGCATCTGCAAACTTGAGGTAAATCGAATCATACTCTGCGTGGTTGATAAAACCAAGTGAGAGGTTTTCAAGTGCTATTTGAACTTGATATTCTGCGACTTGAGGATTAGTATCGGTTGCGTTTACACCTACTTCGATGGATTGGACACCGAATGCTTCTAGGTCGGCAACATTAACGAAGGTGTTCAAATCGATACTGGCAGTGTTGCCAGTGTTATTCGCAGTTATAGTCTCGAAAATTTCAAAGGAGCGTGTTTTCTTAGTCGCCATAGCGGTGTGTAAAGTAAACCAGTTATTAAAGGTTCATTCCCAAATCTTCGATCGTATAGTTTCCATGCAGGTAGTCCTATCTTGGCGAGCGTAGCGAGCAAATCAGACTAGCGCCATAAGTTACCATCCCCACACACCCACCCGTTGCTAACTAGCCACTTGATATGAAGTTTGCTTTTTTTTACTAGGACATACATATATAGGGGATACGTTTTAGACCCAAATATGCGAAATAAAATGATAACGCTATGCCCGACATCGTACGAATTGGCTCAGAAGATGCCTAATTTTAGCCTTTTTGTACGTCAAATGCTGCTGCAAGGCCGACAAAACGGACCTGTAGAACGTCCTGATCGTGAATTCTTGCATCGAGAATGCGGTAACTTCACCATGGCCACATGGAAACCGTTGATTGATGGTACTTTCGCATGGGTTGGAGACTGCGAATGCGGATCTCTTGTCACCTGGAGGGAGAATTGATGGATTTATTGTTTAATCCGACGCATATGGTCTTCGAAACAGATGGTACTTGTTACGATTTGGTTATGGTTAACGATCCGTATGGTGGCGTTTTGATTGCTTGGCCAGCCACGGGTTATCTCTGGCGATGGTATATGAATGATAGATTGGCTCCTTTGTCTTCGAATTGTAATCCATTCGACGCTGAAAACATTTTCACTTATCTCGAAACAACAATCGATGAGGCGGTTTGAATGATTACCTGGTTATTCAGAAAGTTTTGGAGAGCTTCTCCGTCGTTCATGTGTGAAACTCAATGGAATATGGTTCAAGAAGAAGACGCATGGGAAGGAATTAGATATCAGTTGGAACGAATTGCTGATGCACTTAACCAGGAGGAGTCAGAATGACAAAAAGAGCAGTCATTTGTCCCAAGTGTTCTTCGTATTATCCAGGAGATTGTGCAACGACTGGATGTAAGGATCTTGAAAACTGTCCATGCGACGGTTGCGAGGTTGTAAGATACTGGAGAGATCATCCTGAAGATGATTGGAAACACTTTACTCATGAAGATTAAAGCAACATCCCATGAACATCGAGACCGAATGATGCTGCAAGTGCGATCACAACAAGTTTGATTGTCTTTGCCATGCCTCTCATTTCAAGAATTGCTTGTTCGAGCATGAGCATTCGCTCCTCGACCTTGGAAATTCGCTCGTTTTGAACCTGATCTGCGTCGCTCATGTCATCACCGATATTACAGAGATTCTATCAAACTTCTTTTTGATTCGTTTGAAGCGAGTGTATGCTCCACCGACGCCTGTAAAATTAAAAGCAAGTTTAACAGTCATCAAACTTCCAACAAATGCAGCCTGATATCTCTCTTCAAACGATGAGGATGGAGACAAAGCGATCTCGATGGCTCCACCGATAAAATTTACATCAGCATTTATGGTTTCATAATCTGAAACGAAGTTGAATAATCCATCATCTTTTGAGTTTCTTTCAATCGTTTGATATCGAATGTCATGATGAAGAGACAATTCATCGACACGATTAACGGGTTCATCGCCTCGTTCAAGTCTTTGTTCGAGTCGAGTACCTGGTCCTGTAAAGTTATGACCAGGGAAATGCCATTCTCCCTGCACTTAGATCACCTATGGCGACGGAACATCGTTTTGATTCGAGAGGAACACGTTCGAATATTCGATTGCTTTTTCTGTAGCTGTTAATTCTCTCTTGTTTCCTACGATATTTAGGGTAAAAGGTGTAAAAGCAACAAATACTCGTGATTCATTGTTCACAAATTCACCTGCGGGAGGTGCTCCTGCTGTCTTAACGTCCTGAGAACCACGCTCGAAAGGCAATACCTCGATTAAACGAAGAACCATCAAAGTAGGTCCAATAACCAGGTCGGCTTCACCAGTTACAGTTCTATCAATCATCAACCAATTGTTTAGCCAACGAGTAGGTGTAATAGGAGGCAATGGTCCTGCTGGGTCTTTCATTGAACCCATTGTATTAGGTGAGGTGTATGTTTGAGACTGATCCTGGGCGTAAACTCTA